TACATCGAACTGCGGCAGAGCCAGATCGACGATCTGGAAAAGCGATACGGCACGGGTGTTCGCCCTGCATGGGTCGGGGAAGAGATCGGCATCCTTCTGCACTATCTGCGCGACGCCGAGCAACAACTTGCAGAACTGGAAAAGAACAATGCAACCGACTGAACTGGTAATAACAAACCGCCTTCAGACAGGCACCACCTTCGCCGTGCTATCCAGCGACATGACGCAAAACGTGTTCATCCCGTCCAAGCTGGCGCTTGATGCCAGCCTGCGTCCCGGCCAGAAGGTCATGGCGCAGATCGTGCCAAACATGAGCCAGCCGGAGAAGACGCCTTGGCTGGCGATCTCGCTGGAAGACGCAAAGCCGCTGTCCACACGGACGCTGGCTGCTCGGATCAAGGAAGAGTTGGCTGGCGGTGCAGCTACGACTTACGAACTGGCATCCATACTTGGTGCCAGCTTCGATGATGTGTTGGCCGAGTTGATCGAAATGCGCTTGCCCAGCACAAACCTGTGGGCTTTGGACATGCACGAACTGACGGAGGTGCAGGCATGATGTTCTGGCGCAAGAGAGAGGCGGTCATGCCGCATCGTGACGTGCAGGCAGAGGCGGCACTGGCGATCAGCAACGCGGCGCAGGTTCTGCCAGCAGGGAGGTTCATGGCCCTCGTTTACTGGGCCATCGTGGAGAACCGCCAGATCAGCGTCGAGGACATCGACGCGCTGGCCAATCGGCTGTCGCGGGCGGCTTGGGAACGGGGGCGGAGATGAGCAAACAGGTCAAGATCAAAAGCCTGATCTGGCGCGACGTGACCATCCCAGAAGGCGCAACTGGCGGCCTATGGCTTGTCGCATATAGCATCGTCGGCACATACGAACTGCACCGCTTTGACGACAAGGTTGGCGTGTATCTTGGGATGCCCGGCGGCATTGCGTTGGACCAATACGTTGACGTTCTGTCAGCCACCGATGCCGCTCAGGCGAACTTTGAGAAGAAGGTCAGGAGTGTTTTGATATGAGCCACTGGCACTACCAACTGATGCGGCACAAGCTGGCGCGACCGAACGAGGTGGACGGGGAATACTACTACGCCATCCACGAACTTTACGAGATGGACGATGGCCCCGCATGGACCGACGAGCCTATCCAAGTGACCGGGGAGAGCGTCGAGGACGTGCAGAAGGCGCTGATGCTGATGCTCAAGGACATCGAGAAGCATGGAGTGAAGGACTATGACTGACGAAGAACTGGTGGAGCGGTTGCTGGATTTTGACAAGGTAACCGTTGGGGATGCCCGCGATGCCGCCGACCGCATCGAAGCCCTGACCGCCAAGGTCAAACTTATGGACGATCTCGACGTTATCAACGGGGAGAAGATCGAAGCCCTGACCGCCAAGCTGGCGAAGGCGGTGGAGGGGCTTCTCCTTGCCCGTGTCCATGTCGCCAACAATGAGCAGGGATGGAGCGTGGGTCGGGCCTCTGCGCGATCTGACCTAAAGATTATCAACGCCCTGCTGGCCGAGATTGAGGGAGAGAAGACATGAGTGACGAAGATTTGATCCGGCGCGGGGACGTGGTGAAGGCAACAGCCGAATATCTGTGGGAGACTCAGGTTGACCCCATGCTGCTATGGTACGTGGAGCAAGCAGTGCTCACCATCCCCGCCGCCGCGCCTGACAAGGTGGGTTATAGCCAAGCCAAGCGCGACCTTTGCTTGTTCTTGGACCCAGGCCTTGCGAGCGCAGATGCTTGGGGATGGGATGATGACAGCGTGTTCGCGGCGGCACTGGCGAGGCTGACTACCCCCAAGCCTGACCAAATCGACACCGTGGCCCGCGCGATCTGCGCCGAGATTGAGGGAAAAGATGCCCCGTGAAGTCAGCAACAGCCCCGGTGCGAGAGCGTTGAGGCGGGCGGGCTACGTCAAATGCCCAGCTTGGTGGCTGACATCCGAGCAGTTTGAGCTATTGAAATACATGTGCCGAGGCAATCTACCAGAAATCAATCGCATTAAAAACGAGGCAGAGGCTTGCCAGCCACCGTGGCAATCAGATAGTTAATGCAAGTGAGGGGCGCAGCGAGGCCATTGGCTTTGTATCGGTCGAAGATCAGACTGCGCTACGGCTTATCATCCACCATAGCGCCCCTCACGATACCCAGATCAATATTTGCCTTCCCAAACGCGCAGATGGGCGTTGTCGCTGCTGTTCATCTCGCGGGCCACAACCTCACGCATGGCCGCTGTGTCGTTGGGATTGACGCCCCATTTCTTCGCCCACTCAGCCCAAACCTTCATCGGGACCAAGCCCACTAGCTTGCTTTCCCCGAGGTGGCCTGCCCCTGCGTTTCGGAGCATCTTTGCCTTCTCCAAGACCGGGTTGAAGTCGTGCGTCTGCCGCACAATGATCTTCCCGTCCTCCTCGAACATCTGTTCCGCTATTTTCGTCATTCACACCCTCAAAGGTCAGATTAGGGTAGGCCAAACGCATAACATCCGCCACTTCCGGCGGCATCCGTAGGATTTGCCCGCGACGATAGCGGATGCCTCCCCGGAATATTGTGTCACATGTTACGCGATATTCTTTCATTGGGAAGAAGGGGCGAGCCTAAACCCGCCCCTCTTTTCGTTACGACACAGTGGCCGAAAACGGGGTCGCTTCGGTGCCAGAGGCTTCCGACATAACCATGACTGCCCAAGTATTGGCAGCGATGTCGTCACAGACTACACGCCAGCCCTTGAGGCCGCCTTTGGTCGATCCGTCCATCGTGATCGTGTCCGAGGTGTCGGCAGTGTAGAAGCACGAGGCACCTGCACTGTCGTTGCCCAGATAGGCCACGCCCATCATGATGTCGGTGTTGTCACCAACCTTGATGATCTGGCTGCCCGAGGCATCGACAAGGCCGATGAACTCGTAGCGGTTGCCCGAGCCGGTAGCTTCCGGCAGGGTTGCGGTCACACCGGCAGCGCGGTTGAAGATAACGCGCTGGCCAACGTGAGCCTCGTCGGTGATCGTGACAGTCGCAGACGTGACCGTGACGATGCCGTAGTTCTCAAAGTAATTTGAGGGCATGGGATTTTCCTTCAGCCATGAGATGAGGAAAGGGGCGAGCCGAAGCCCGCCCCATCACGATTACGAGGTGGTGTTGTCGTAGATGCCGCCCGAGGACTTTTCGTTCCGGCAGACCAAGGTCAGTTCGGTGACGACCTGACGCTTCTCGTTGTCGCCGGTCTTGGCCAGCTCTTCGTTCTTGGTCGCACGCAGAACGCCAACGGCCCACATGTCGTCCTGCATGATGAACACGTCCCGAGCGCGGTTCTCGCGGGTCGGTTTGAATTCAACAGTACCCCACGGGGTGACGTAGACGGCCATGTGCTTGATGACCTTCTCAGCTTCAGCCGTGATGTTCGAACGCTGGTTGTTGTTACCAGTGAAGCCCAGAGCGAGGTTCATCTGGAACGCCGACAGGTACACGCTGTCCGGCTTGCCGCCCGAAACCCAGATCGACTGCATAACAGCGTCGAACTTGGTCTGCGAAAATGCAGTCGGGGTGCCGTCGTCGGTACGAGCGTTCGAGCCGTCGCCGGTCGGGTCTGCACCCGAAGAACCGGATTGGAAGTTGGTGTTGGTGGTCAGCCAAGAAGGAACGCCAGCCATACGGCGTGCGGTCGAGCTATCACCAGCAACTTTTGCTTGGTTGGCAAACATCGCTTTTTCGATGTCCAGCTTCTGCTCTTTGGCAATCTTCAGAACCTGATAGGCCATTTCGCGTGCGCGACCGGCTTTGTTGAGGCCCTGATCGGTGCCGGGGATCACAACGCTGTTCTTGAAGATTTGCGTGCGGTTGTTCAAGCGAACAGTGGCCGAGCGGGCTTCAGCGATGGTGTCGTCGCCTTCGATGTGAGCGTTATCGCCCGACGAACGCAGTGCGTCGGTCTGCCACTCATGCAGCGTGTTGGACGCCTTTGCTTTAGCGCAAGCGGTGTAGAACGGCGTTTCTTCCGGCGAGATATCGTAGATCACGTCGGAAAGGTCTTCGCGGATGCCGCGAACGTCGTAGGAGTCGAGGGTATTGGTTGGCTGTGCCATTTTAGCAGTCCTTCATCGGGGTTTCATCTGAAAAGCAGATCAATGAAAGCCTCTGGCTTTCCTGATCGCTTCGCTACCTTCATCTGCCGATCACGAACGATTTTTTCGGGTGCAGGCTTGCGAGGCACCGGCTTCACATTGCGCGGAGGTTCTGGCTTCTTCTTAGCCATATCCTTTCCCGCGCGAAGCTGGTTGAACCTGTAAGCGTCATACAAAACCTGCACGAGGCGAGCATCGACAGTGCTTGCCACTTCTTCAGCCGAAAGCCCGTATTTCGACGCAAACTGCAAAAGGTCCGTCTTGAGTTTTGCGGCCTTCTCAGGGTTCGCAAACTCAGGAATTGCCTGCTTCAGCTTGGCGGCCTGCTCTTGCAGTTGAAACTGCATTGCCTGATCCTGCAAAGCGCGCTGGCGCTCCGACTGTTCAGAAAGCTGCCGCTGCTGGGCTTGGAACTCTTGTGCCTTGATGTCGTATTTCGCCTTCTCCTGCATGTATCCGATGGGATCACTGTCCAACATTCGGAGATCAGGAGCCTGCGGGGCCTTAATTATTCCCTGCTGTTGGATGTTTTCCAACGTCGCAAAGAATTGCTGCCGTTCGCTTTGAAGGGTTTGGAAAAGCGCCTCGGCTTCCTTGCGGATCGTCGCTGCCTCTTGCATTCCCTTCTGGATGTAGGCTTGTCCCGAAAAAGACCGCTTTAGCTCTTCGAGCGTGACCTCGGTGTCCTTGCCGTCAACTTTGACGGTGAACACGTCTGGCGTCTCATTGGCCTCGGCTTCTTCGTAGTCCTCATCCTCAGTATCCTCGGCATCAGGCTCTTCGCCGTCGTCCTCGGAATTCTCGGCGTCATCTTGGGCTTGATCGCCCTCATATTCGCCCTGTTCCTCTTCGATCTGATCCGCCTCGTCGGCGTCTTGCTGGGTTTCAGCAACTTCATTCGAAGGCATAAGCAGGCTGTTTACAGCCGCTTCAAGTGTGTCAGTCGTTTGCACGGTCCCGATCCTGTTTTAACTCAACCGCCTCGGCGTCAATTCGCGCTTGGAGAGCGTCGAGAATGGTTTGAACGGCGCGCACACGTTCATGTGCCGCCGCAACCACATTCATATCACAAGCTGCATTTAAAAACACCCCCACTGCATCATTGCGGATTTCACCGATCACGCCTTGGAAAACGTGATCGGCTAGGAGTGTTCTGGCTTCAGAAGCCTTGCGTTTGATTTCCGACAAAAGGCATCCTCGGCATTTGCTGTTCACGCTTAATAGCATTCAGATCAAGCTGAACGCCGGTTTTGGCAAGAAGCTCGGCGGCCTTCAACGCAAGGTCTTGAGCCATCTGGTCCCGCTTCAAATCATCTTCCATTTGAAGCCGCTGGGCGTCAAGCTGCGTCTTGGCCATGTCGGCCTGCACGCGGGCGGACATCTTCATCTGCTCGGCCTGCAAGAACGCCTGATTGGGGTCCGACGGCTGTGCCTGACCCTGCTGGGCTTGGGCGGCCTGTGCGGCCTGCATCATCAGCATTTGCTCCATCTGCGGGTTCATCGGGTTGTAGTACCGATCCGCGTTGCTGATGCCAGCCATGCCCAGAATGTCGGCCAGCGTATTGCGGATGCCCGTCATGGTGACAATGCCATTCTGCGGCCCGTAGGCTTGCCAGATTTGCATCTGCGTCTGCATGGTCAGTTGCAGGGCAGCAATGCGCTCCTCGCGGCGATTGTTGCCCAAGCCGACGTTGGTGACGAGATCAAGGTCACTGGTCCAAGAACGCGGATCGACCGGGACAAACTGGCCATCAAGCCGGATCATCTCGCCTTGGTTCGGGTTGGCCCGCGCGATCTGTGCAATCAGGCGGAACATCTGGCGCATACCGCCCTCAGCCAGATTGCGGGCAATCAACTCAGAGACAGCCGAGGCGGCCTGCACGGCGGCATTGACGCCAGCCGCAGTTTGAGATTGCAGGGCGTCGGCATCCATGCCCATAGCAGCGCCTGTGACGCCTGTTTTGGCGCGAACAACCTCATCGTAGTAATTGATGGCCGGAAGCACCGAGGCTGCCATGCTGCCAACGGTCAACTCGCGCACAGAGCCGGGAGCCTTCACCCGGATGATTGCGCCGATCTCGTTATTCAACACGTCGTCCATATTCGCTTGGCCGGTCACAACCTCAATTCTTGGGTTATTGACCATCGAGATATTGTCGATCAGCCCGCGCAGAAGGGAAGTCGATGCGTCCTGATCTTCCTCGACAATCTCGGCCAAAGAGCGGCCAAAGAAGGTGTGCGGCTCAGGGTCAACCTCAAAGATGGCGAACGGGATGTAGTCGCACAGTTCGTAATCCAGCACTTCATAGTCATTGCCAGCGCAGATGAACTTGTAGAGGCGGGGGACGCCAGTGCCTTCGATGTCCATCCGCATGTATGTTTCGGTAAACTGGACCTTCCGCATCGACGGATCAGCAGCGTTTTCGTTGTCGTCAATGTCGTCCCAGCCACGACGGGCAAGTTCTTCCTCGTCGTCTACGGTGCCATCGGCAGAACCGCCCAGATTGTAGACCGTCTCGAAATCAAAGCCCATCGCCACCAGATCGCCCACGCGGGCTTCGCTGGTGTGGCCGCAGACATAGCAGTCCTCAAGACGAACAGCCGTGCGGTCCACGAAGAAATCTTCCGGCGCAA